ATGGGGACGTACCGCAAACGCGGGGACACATGGCGGGCTGAAATAAATAAGGCCGGCGTTCGTGAGAGCAAGACGTTTCCCACGAAGCGTGAGGCCCAGGAGTGGGCCGCGGCCCGGGAAACGGAGCTGGCGACCATCGCCGTCGGGGGAATCACCCCGAAATCTGTTGCGCAAGTGCTACAGCGGTACTGCGACGAGATATCCCCTCGGAACAAGGGGCACCGCTGGGAGCGGGTCCGGATCGCGCGCTTCCTGAAAGAAGAGGCGGATCTCTGCGCCAAGCTGATCCACACCATCAGCACTGCGGACCTCGGCGCATGGCGTGATCGCCGGCTGGCGCAGGTGCAGCCCGTCTCGGTGCGGCGTGATATTGCCCTCCTGCGGGCCGCCTGGGGCTACGCCAGGCGCGAATGGAGGAACCTGAAGGATGACCCCTGGCTGGACCTGACGATGCCGCCAGAGGGCCGTCATCGTGAGCGAATTTACACCCAGGACGAAGTAGACCGCCTCGTATTGGCGCTCGGCTGGGAAGAAGGGCAGAAGGTGGTGACCGCCCGCCAGCAGACAGCCGTTTGTTTCCTGCTCTCCCTCGAAACCGCCATGCGGTCAGGCGAGCTGCTGTCGCTGGAGCACTCGCAGGTAGACCTGAAAAAGCGGGTAGCGCAGCTGGACCAGACGAAGAATGGTGACCGCCGGGCGGTGCCTCTGTCCTCGCGGGCCGTTGCGCTGTTCAAGAGCCTGGCCGGCCTGGACGATGCCAAGGTCTTCACGATCACGCCGGCGCTGCGTGACGTGTACTTCCGGCAGGGCAAGGCCATCGCTGAAGTCGATGGGGCGACGTTCCACGACGCCCGCGCCACGGCACTCACGAGGCTCTCGAAGAAGCTGTCCATCCTGGAGCTGGCCAGGATGGTCGGGCACCGGGACCCGCGCAGCCTCATGATCTATTACCGCGAGAGCGCCGCGGATATCGCCAAGAAACTGGATTAAGCCGCGCGCCTGCCATCGGGAGCCTGGCGTCGGCCATCGATCCAGTCCTCGACCTCGCTGTATTTCCACCGGCGCGCGCCGCCGAAAATGAAGGGGCGGGGGAAGTCCTTCCGCTTGGTCAGCCTGTCGCGCACATGCGCGGGATTCAGCTGCAGGAGGCTGGCGATTTCGGTGTGTGTGATAAAGCGGTCTTCCATCTATTCCTCCCGTTCTTCCTTTTCGATTTCTCGGTTTAGCCAGCGGTGCAGGGCCAGGGCGAGCGCCACGACGGCGCCCAGGGCGATGCCCAGCAGGGCGAGGTAGGGCAGGTCAGGCATTGCCGGTCTCCTGCATCTTTGCGCCAATCTCGGCGGCGGCGCGAACGATGGCCCGGCGAGTGGCTGCGTCAACGCTGGATTGACTGGCGAAGCCGCCCGGCAGGTCTCGCTCATACGGCTCTCGCACGACAGCTCCGGCCGGATAGCGGGCAATCTCGACGTAAACCTTGTCGCCCTCATCAATAATGGTTGCTTGCAAGGCGTTTCGTAGCCGCAGCGCATCGCCGTCGTCGGTGAGCGGGTTCCAGCGGTGGTAGGTCTTTCCTTCGTAGTACATCGGCTGCCAAGCATCGGGGTGGCCGTCCCATTCCAAACGCAGCCCCGCTGCCTTTGCCGCCAGCTCCAGCAATTCGCGGTCAGTTCGCATTGCCGTCCCCCTCCTTGCGCGCGGCCAGGGCGGCGTTTCGTTTCGCCATCCACGCCTGTGCAGCGCCCCATACGTCGGCGGGCCCGGTGTCTTCGATATAACCGAGCAGATCACGCAGCAGCGGATCGTCCAGCAGCTCAGCCAGCAATGCATCCCCGGCCCGCTCCTTCTCTGCCTGTGCTCCCGCGAGGTATGCGATGGTCAGCATGTCGTCTTCGCGCGGGGCGTCCCCGTCGCGCCGCTGGCGGTCTATGTCAACATCGGAACTGGTCGTGTTGACATTGCGTCGCTGCCGGTCGGCCCGGACGGCGGCGCGGGCGTAGCCCCGTAGTGCGCCACTCTTGAACCGGCCTTGCATTTCCGCGCTGCCCCACGACGGAAAGATCGTGTCGAACTCTGGCAGTGGCGGCAGCGCCACATCGTCCTCACCCTCTGCCGCCGTGGGCGCGGGGGTGGCCTTGAGGGTGCGCACTTCGTCGGCGAACGCCTGAACGACTAGGGCGATTGTCCCGACGGGCTTCTTGCTTTCGATGTGTGCCGCCGCCGCCTCCAGCGCCGCATTGCGCACGTCCTCGGCGCTGGCCTGGGGCGCGTATTTATCTAGCAATGCGTGCGCGAATCGAACGAGCCCGTTCTTGTGCTGAATGGCAAACCCCGCGGCGAGCATTTCAATTTCGTTGTCGCTCGGTTTCATAGTTCTGCCTCGCTATCGGCAACTGCCTTTGACTTTCTGGTGCATTCACACTCGCTGGCCTGGGGCGCGGCATCGCCATACACCAGCGGCCGGACTGTCAGCCCTCGATTCTCGGCATATATCCGCGCGGCGGCGAGAACGTCCGGGCGGAAATAGTCCGTTCCAACCATATAACCGGCAATCGCCTCCCCGGCTACAGGGGCGTTTGCCAGGGGCGATGCCGCCGACGGAATGAGACTGGCAAGCCCCTTTATATGGGCGCAAGCGGTGCGGGGAAAAGCTATGACGTTCTCAGGGGTTGCCCATTCGGCGGCGGTGCGTGCAGCTTCAGCGCCGGCTACAGGGGCGCTTGCCAGGGCGGCGCGGGCTTGCCATGCCTCCCAATAGCACTGCACGCCGGGTACATAAGGGTCGGTTTTGAATTTGCGTCGCAGCGATTCGTATGGCCGGTGCCCTCGCACCCACGCCTCAAACGCCGCCCGCTCATCGGATACAGGGGCGCTTGCCAGGGCGGCGGTCAGCTGATCGCGCCACGCGTTGGCATCGTCACCAGCCGGTTCGTTTTCAAGGATGAACAATTCCAGCGGGGTCAGCGTCTCGTCGCGTTCCAACTTGGCTGAAACTTCTTCCCAGTGAGGCAGCTCATCGGCTACAGGGGCGCGCAGCTTGGACAGGACAGCTTGTTCGATGGCACGGCCAAGCGAGAGGCCGTAGCCGGTCTTGAATGCCCCGTGCGATTGGTGCGCGTCGGTGATGATGGTCCGGATCTGGTCATCCGTCAGAACGGGCTGAGTGGTCATTTCCTTTCCTTGTCAGTGTTGGCGCTCGATCCATCCGATGATGGCGCGGGGGTGGACTTGAGGGCGCGGATTGCGCTGGCAAGATAGGCAGCGCAATCTGTCCAACTAAGGTCATCGTCGTGCTTGCCGCCGAAGTGCTGCCGGTCTGCCACGCTCGCCGCTTCCTCCAGCGCCTCTGCTCTCCCATTTGCGACACCCTCTCGGAAACTCACCCAATCTGGAGAGAAGGGTGCTTCAACCGGCAACATTCCTTCAACCATATGCGCGAACGGTTCCCCGTTGGCCGCTGCCGACAGGGCATCCAGAATGCGAACCGGCATGTTGTAGGCGCCAGCCGCTTGATACATCGCCGCAGCGAGTGCTTGCCACGCTTCGCCGCTGGCATGGGCCGCTGCTGCCGCGTACACATCAGGATGCAGCCCTGCCGGGTGCAGCGTCCAACGCCATCCAGCTGGGGCCTGGGGCGCGCTATGTCCAGGGCTTGCGTCCAGAGGCTCAGGCTTATGTCCATAGGCGCTGGCCTGGGGCGCGGCATCTGCATAGCGCAAGATGCGGACTGTCATGTTTCGATTCTCGGCGTATTTCCGCGCGCCTGCGAGAGCGTGCGGCCTGAAGTAGTCCGTTCCAACCATGTACCCAGCAACCGCCTCCCCAGCTACAGGGGCGCTTGCCAGGGCGGCGCGCAGGTCTTTGCGCCACCACCATTTGCCGACGGCGCCGGGTGCGCGCTCGCCGAAATCGACGCCGTGCAGTTGCCCCTCTCCCAGCAGAAAGGCGAAGACCGGGTGATCGAACGCGGCGCGCAGCCTTTGACACTTGCGCCATTCGCTGTCATAGAGCGCCTGTACGCGGCCGACTTCTGCCATGTCTTGATCCACGCCATTGCGCAGCCGCTCGTTCTCGGCGGTGGCCTGGGGCGCAGCATTCTCGATGGCATCCAGCGCACGCATCCACGGGCAATTGCTGCTGCTGTGCTCGCCGATTTCTACCAGCAGATGGTCAGCAATGGCATTCGCCAGCTTGTCGGCCATGTCGTGGTACTCGTCGCGCTCGGTCATTACCTCTTCGAGTTGCTTGTCCAGCGATTCGTTGATAGCCCGCAGTCTCTGGTTGTCGGCCGCGAAGCCGTGCTGGTGAATAACCGGCCGCGCCTCCCCGGCTACAGGGGCGCCGGCATAGAGCAGCGTGCCCACAGGCAGCACGGCCAGCGGGTCGATGATTGTTCCGTAGTCTTCGGGGTTATCTCGCACGACCGCCACCGGCTCGGCTACAGGGGCGCGCAGCAGGGCACGTTCTACGACAGCTTTGAAGCGGCGCACCGCGCCTTCGCTATCGTGCGTATGCCCGGTGACTTCAAGCTCACGTTCATGGGCGATATACATCGCGTGATCCAGCAGAATTTCAGCGGGGTCTACGGCGGTAACAGTGCCGTCCGGCTGTTCTTCCACGGGCCAGGGCTCGGCTACAGGGGCGCGCAGCTTGTGCAGCAGGGCGAATTCGACCGCGCGAGCGAATTCCGGCTTCTCGCCATAGATATCGTATAGTTCGGCGATGTCTTGGATTTCTTCGTCCGTCAGCACGGGCTGGGCGGCTTGGGTGGGGGTGGTCATGCTGCTTTCCTTTTTTCTGTGTGGCAGCGGCGCGCCAGCTCTACGAGCCACTCGGCCAATTGGGGGGGGGTATGCTCGCGCTCGGCCTTGGTGATGTGCGGCCGGTAGTCGTGGCGCTTGCGGCTTTGCACGACGTGGCTGGCCTCGCCCAGCACCAGAGGGACTTCCGGCATGTCCTCAGAATCAGCGCCGACGATGTAGAACCAGGTGGCTTTCTCCGCCTTGTGGCCCCACCACATTTGCGGCGCGGCGAATGTCCAGCCCCCCCACTGATCGCGCGGTCCACCAGGCCGGGGGAGCATCTGGGCGTCCCAGAGCGTGCTGCCGGCAGGATGTTCCAAGACGCCACCGAACTCGCGCACCAGGGCGACAGCGAGCCGCGCGAGGTTCATTTCGTCCGGCCGAGGATTGGCGAAGGTACGCAAGCGTCCCCACGCGCGACACGGCGGATGCGCGACGACAGGCATGCCACCCTGGAACGTTCTGGCGTCCCGTTCTATGTCGTACACCTCCACGCCAGGTAGCTTCTTGTAGGCGCTGTCCTTCCGAGCGAACAATACGGCTACGTCCACGGCTTACTCCTTGTCCCACCGGCTCGCATTGGGACCGGCGGTGTTGCCGCTGACGCGGCGCTTGATCCATCCCCACATCGCGCGCGGGGCGTACAGGATGGCCAGCAGCAGGGCCAGCCAGAGGGAGCGCTTACCGTCCATGGGAGGGATCCTTTGCGCTGGTGGTGGGCTGGGCGTCGGCATGATTGACCCCTTGAAGTGCGAAGCGCGGCTTGCCACTGTCATCCAGCCAGCGTGGGTCTATGTCCTCGTCCTGGCAGGGCGGCGTTATTTCGTTGGGGCGTCCGCAGCTCAAGCAAGCGCGTCCGGTGCAGGCGCTGCTGCTCGGGTAGCCGAGAGGGAATCCGGCTCGGCATAGCTGCCCAGGCCGATAGAATTGGCAAGCGTCCATCACGCCTCTCCCTGCTGCGGGACCTGGGCGGAGTCCAGATAACGCATCTTCCAGGTCGGATGGAATGGCACCGAGAAATCGTCGCCGTCTAGCCGGACCAGGATATGCGGACCACGAGACGATGTGATCGTGCCCTGAATGGCGATGCCATTACCCGAGTATTGGACGCGCGCGCCCCGTTTGGCTGGTACGCCATAGGTGTCGCGGATGTATTGCAGGCTCATGCCTCACCCCCTTTCCCCTGCTGGGCGGCCTGATCGCGGCTGCATTGGGAGCAAATACCGGGGCCGCCACACCTCGCCTTGAGGCCGTCCGGTCGATCCCAGACGTGGCCGTGTCCGCTGTTCGTGCCGGTCTTGTTGCCCTGCTGGGCGGCAATGGCGGCGCAAGCGTAGTCAATGCCCGCGTCGAATTCGTCGGGGGTAGGGTTTTTGGGGTCCGCGAACTTCTTGTTCTGGTATTCAAGTGCGGCATCGAGGAACTTTGTGTTGTCGTTGACTGCGGCATGGCGCCAGGCCCGATACCGCCCCGCATCCCGCGCATCGTCCTCTCCCTGCACGCTGAAACTGGCGCTCTCGGCATCGAGAACACGCTGCAGGGCATCGGCGGCGCCTGCGCAGTCATACCCACGCAGCAGGCCTACCGCGCCGGTCAGCTCGAAGCGGTCGGACGCGCTGATGGTGAAGCGGGGCGGGGTGTCGACAGCAGCGGGAGCGAGGAACAATTCAGCCGGAGCGCGGCCATAGTCGGGCATCGCGTACAGCTCACAGCTTTCGATCCCGTCAGGCAGTTTGCGGCCCGTTATGAACCGCAAGCCGCCTTCTTCTGCCACGGCCAGATGCACCAGCTTGATCGGCCCCGACGCATCCCCAGGCGCGGCAGACGCAGGGGAGCCAGGGGCGGCGGGGATGCGGTCGATGCCCTCCAGCGGGCCGGGGTGGACTTGGTTCATCGGGTCGTAGGGCATAGATAACTCCAGGCAATAGGGGAGCAGCCCGCTCAGCATTTGTTGCGGGCTCCAGGGTGGTTGGTGGGGGCTGGCGGGCTGCTAGAAACTAGAACAGAATGTCGTCGTCCATGTCTGCTAGGCTGGCAGCAGGGGCCGCACCGCCGCGCTGCGCCGCGTACTGGTTCTGCGGCGGCTGTTGGCGTGCAGGTGGCGGCGCCGTCTGTGCTTCGCGCTGAGGCGCACTGCCAAATTCCAGGGCAGTGATGCGGCCAGCCAGCTTATGGCCTTGGGCACCGTCGCGGTTTTGGAACGTTTCGATGTGCACGTCGTCCAGCGTGACGCTGATGCGACTACCCTTTAGCAAGTAGGGCGCCAGGGATTCGGCGCGCTGCCCCCACAGCGAACCGTCAACCCACTGCGTCGGCCGCTTGCCGTCCTGGCCCTTTTTTCCATAATCGAAGGCCAGTGACACGCTGGCTACGGCATCGCCGGCCTGGGTGTAGCGGACTTCGACATCTCGGCCGATACGGGCCATTCCAAATAGCTGCGCCATGATTAAGCTGCCTCCTTGCGCAGCATGGTTTCGTAACGGGTGACGGTGCGCTCGAACTCCATCAGATCAGCCTCCAGGGCTTCGATGGAGTTATCGTCGCGGCTGATCCTCACGATGGTCAGATGTCGGCCGATGGGTTGCAGGTCGGGCGCCCAGAGCACGAGATCAACCCATTGGCGGCCGAGCAGCCACATGGCACCGTTGCACTGGTCGATGTAGCTGCTGATGTCGCCATTGACAACGGCCTCGAACAGCGTGCCTGACGAAACCATCGTTTTGATTTCGATGATTCCGTCGTCGTCAACTAGGCCATCCACGCTCACGCCAAACAGTCGGTCGTCTGTGGTTATGAAGCCTGCCTCTTCCACAAAGTTGCCCGTCTTGGCCTCGTAGGCGGCGCGGGCGAAAGGCTCCTGTTCGGTCCCGAGGCGCATGGCGCCGTTCACGAACACTTCAGCGGCCCGGCCACCAGCTCGCTCACGGGCAACATCCATGGCGTAGGAAAGGCAGGTCTTGGACGGCGCGCCGCTTTTCAGCCGGTCGCGGCAATCCTTGAATCGGCTCCCGGTGATGACGCCTCGGCGGGCCTCCAGCCATTCTGGCGTACCTTGAGGAGCGGTGTGATAGACGAGACTCATCAGGCGTCTCCTTTTTTGAACATAGCGCGCTTATCGGCGTAGGCCTGCTTGAAGGCAGCAAAAGCGGACAGATCGTTGGTTTTCTGGATCGCGTCGCAGCCCTGCTTCCAGACGGTTTCGGCCTGAGCGGGGGTTTCGGCTTGGGCGATCTTGCTGATCCATTCATCACGAAGTTCGGCAAACTTCTCGGCCCCGGCACCGTCATTGTCATCGTCTTGCTCGGACAGGCCAGTAATGGCCTTCAACGTGTACCGCTCCAGGTATGTCTTGGTGCTAGCCCGGGCCTGGATTGCATTCCTGGCGCTGCCAACATCAGGGGGGCCACCCATAGACACGCTTTCCTCATGGCCACCAACATGACGCAAGTAGCAAGTCACCTCCATCCAATCCTTTTCATCCTTCGTCAGCTTCCAACTGGAGGACAGTCCGTGTTTGGATAGCGCGGGGGTGACTGCATTCACCACGTCGTGCAGCTCGGCGTACTTCTGGTTCTTCAGTGGTCCATCCGCGCGAGCCTTTCCTTTGACGATGGTCACTGCTTCGGCCTTGAAGGCAGCGAATGCCGCGTCGTACGCTTTCTTTGCTTCGATTGCCTGCCATTGCTGCTGGAGGGCCATCATTTCCCGAATCTGGTCTGGGCTGATGCCCTGCTGCATCGCGGCCAACATCATCCCCATCGGGGAGTTCGCGGATGGCCCTGTCTCAGGCGTGGCCAATTCTCGGGCCGGGGCTTCGATTACTTCGTTCATGGCGTCCTCAGTAGGTGATCTTGATCGCGGGGATTCCGCCCTTTGCAATCAGGGTTACGGCCAGCTTGGCGCACTCTTCCGTCATGCCACCCTTCATGAATGCCGCCAGGGCAGCGCGGTTAACTTTGGCCTTATGTGCCTTGTCGGCTTCACGGCGTGCGGCTTCGGCTTCCTCCGCGGCCCTGGCGTCAGCCTGGCGCTTGATCTCAGCCTGGCGGGCGGCTTCGGCGGCCTGCTTTTCTCGCTCGATGGCGGCTAACCGCTCCTGTTCGGCGCGCTGTTCGGCGGCGATCTTGTCTGCCTTGGCCTGGGCGGCGGCCTTTTCAGCCTGCTCGGCCTGTAACTTCAGCTCCAGCTCTCGGCGTTCCGAAGCGGCCTTGGCCTCCTCCTCGCGACGGATGGCCGCTTCCCGTTCAGCTTGGGCTTTTGCCTCGGCTTCCCGCTGGGCACGCTCAGCTGCTTCCCGGGCGATCCGCTCCTCCCGTTCCTTCTGTTCCCGTTCGGCTTCGGCGGCTCGCAGACGGGCCAGATCCCGTTGTTCAGCCTCGTGCTTTTCTCGGGCCTCCAATGCCTGATGGAGCGTCTCCAGCGTCTTTTCCTTGACGCGATGAGCCTCGGCCTCGAACTCTTCCCAGGACTCATCGACCACTTGAGCCTGAACGCCCGCGATGGTGTTGCGCAGAGTGCCGGACGAAAAATCGTGCGTAGCGGCCGCAATTTCCAGCATTTCGATGGCGGCACGATGGCGCTGTACGCGTGCTTCCTCGGCGGCTTCCCACTCGGTCAGAGGCGCGCGTACCTCGTCCGCCAGGGCGTCTAGGTTGTCGCGCATGCGTTTCCGCTCGGCGTCAATGCGCTTGGGCACATCCTTCAGCTCGTCAACCAACTGCTTGCCCAGGGCGTCGAGCGCGGTTTTCGACTTGCGAACCTTGAACGCCAAGCTGGCGATCGCGTCGCGGCCTTTCTTCGTCTTCAGGTCCGGAACATGCCCTGTCACTTCGGCACGGATCTTTTCCAGCCACGGCTCCAGGCCGCTGGGCTTCGAATACACCTCCAGCGCTGTTTCCTGGGGCGGCAATTCTGCGAGATCTGTCATTTGGGTCATATCAATCCTTCGCCGCATAGGCGGTCTTGCCGCAGCCTTCGCAGGCGGTGAGGGTGGATTCGTCACGCTGCTGGACTTCGCCGTAGCCGAAGACCAGAGCAGTCAGCACGGCGGCGACGGTGAACGCGGCGACGAGGTTGTCGCGGTCGCGCAGGAAGCGACGGAAGCGGCGGTAAAAGAACTCGTCTCCAGCCACCAGCGCAACCAGCGCCAGCGACCACAGGATCAGGTAGTTGTTCATCCCCGTAGCTCCGTCTCGACTGCATGTTGAATAGCGGATTGGATGCGGCTGGCCCAGGTGTTGGTGCTGTTCACGGCAGCCATGAGCAAGAGCATTCGTTCGCCATCCGTGAGGTTGTTAAAGAAGTTGGCCTCTCTCAGCCTCGTTGCCCACCAAAGGGCATCATGGCCGTCGTGGTCCCAAGCGGTTGGGGTGCCCAACACCTCCATTACGAGGCGTGGGGTCGAGGTAAAGACCTCAAGTTGCTCATCACCGTGGAATGTGTCCATGACGGCTCCTGTAAGGTGCAGCCCCGGCCCTATGTCCCTCTGCCACTCACGCCACGTGCGCACATGGACGGTTAAGGCTTTTGGGAGTAGTGGCTAAGGCTGCGTGACTGGCACGCCCATCAGGACTCGAACCTGAAACGTCCGGACTAGAACACCGGGGCTCTATCCAATTGAGCTATGGGCGTAGAAGGGGAGAGAGTGGCCGGTGCTGATATGCAGCGGTCTCGCATGCGTTTTTCGGGTTGAGCTACCATGGCCCGCGCCCAGACCCAGTGACTCGTAGCTACGGCACTGGCGCGTCAGCAATGTGCAGCCACTCTCAATAGGCAACACTCACGCCCCGGTGTAAGGCCCCGGTTTGCACCCGATCTGTGTTGGTAGTCACATGACGCTATGCGGCCAAGGCATAGCCGTGAATGTGGCCTATGGAGAGCCCCCGCTACTTTCCCGGGGTGGTCAGCCCGCAGCCTTCATCCGCACACGAGGGATCGTGCTTGTCTGGCTTAGGCGTTGATGGACCCGAGCCAAGAACCTTCGGAGGTCACTTGGCATTCACCATCATCGAAGCGGTCCGGGCTTGATACCGGATGGCGGCTTCCGTTGTTGTCCGGACAACCTTTCGCATGCCGCGCTCAATGCGCCGCAAGTCCGCCTCGCATACCGTGCGTGTCCTTCCACGCCGCCGCTTCGATGATGGCGCTGGTTACGGTTCCAGCTCCGGCGCTAGGCCCGGACGATTACCGCTCGTCTTCTGCTTGCGCCTGGGTGAGGCCATGGCGCTGCACGCTCGTTGCGGTCCTACTCGCTGCGTCTGCGCCCCGGTTCCGCCCTGCGCGGTCGTCTTGCACAGCATCCGCTTTCGTTCCCGGTTGCTCGGCCGGGCACCTATCCTTCAAGCAGCCAGCGAACAATCTCGGCTGCACACACCAATCCAAGAATCGCCACGCCGGCGACGTACAGGTACGAAGCCAGGGTAGGGCGGTCCTCCTCGTCTGTACGTCGTTTCATGGGATTTCCTTTATCCCGCACGCGGGGCATGAGCGGGGGCTGTCAGGCGGCTTGCCGATTACGGCACGCAACGCAAAGCGGGTCTTTCTCGATTTCTCTGGCATCTGTTATTGCGCTTAGTGCTGACGTGTCCTCGTTGACCGGGAAGCCGCATCCAGGACACGTCCAACGAAGTTTCATTTGCCCACCGTCGTTAATTATTTCCATGCTTCCCGTCAGTCCGATCTGTTCAACCTTTGCGCTGCTATCGCACCCGTTGCATTCGTCGCAGCCAGTGATTCGACAGCCAAGGTTGTCGTACCGGTAGCCCCGTGCGAAGTCGTGACGGCAGGCAAGATGACCGGCCGCCATGGCCATAAATTCGGCAGCGTTCATACGCCAGCCTCAACGCGGCGGCCCGCTTTTTGCGCGATGACTTGGAAACGCAGGCCCTTGGCGCGCTGATACTGCGCACCGCGCGCATTGCCGATGCGCTCCAGGTTGGCGGCGCCACGCAGGCAGATACGGGCACGCGACGACAAGTCGTCGGCCAGGTTCTGAAGTTGGATCAGGCGATGCGTGGTCATGGTCATTTCCTCAGTGCTGTCCGCCGCGCGGGGCGGGTGGGAAAGGTCAGGCCACGGGCTTGGTCTGCTGCGCGGCCTGTTCGCGCAAGTCGGCCATGGCGCGTTCGTTGCTGGCGAAGAAGTGCGGCGCACGGCCAACGGATGCCATGTAGATCATCCGGCCGGCATACTGCGGCCCGTGCTCACGTTCGAGCGCATAGCCAGCTTCGCCCGCCAGATGGACTGCCCAGCCAGCGCGGCAATGGGTCGTTTCGCAGGTGTGCCATGCCCCCATTTCTAGGCCGCCGCTTCCGTTCTCGATGGCGGAAAGGATCTTCGCGTCCAGCGCTTCAACTACGGGCACGGTGGGATTGCGTTCGCGGAAGCGCGCGGCGCGCGCTGCATTGCGTTCGGCTGCGGGGCGCGTGTCGCGCTGATATGGTTCGGCCGGGTTGGTAGCTTCGGTGCCAACCGGCAGGTTTCTCGCGCCGGCCAGGTACGCGTCGGCCAGGTCCGCGCC